CTCCGTAACACCATTATGACTCCTTTTAAAGAGATCATACAATCGGACTAGTCCGAGAGACTCAGAGAAGCTCTCAAAAGTGGAAGGCTGAAATGAACTTATCTTAACATAATAGCCACGATGATACTTCCTACAGAAAGTAGGAGAGCATTCATCAAAGCCTTTAGTTAATCCAAGGTCACCAAAGCCGCGGGGCACCGGATTTTTTATTTCCGACTCCGCACTTAAGAGGGCTATGATATGACGGTACCGTATTGAACGGAAACCATCCCCAATCATTCTAATCGATAATTCGACGAGCTGGTTGTGAAATATCATTTTCTGTCTTTTAACAGACAGAGATCGCCTGAGATAAACTGGTGTTATATCAATACCATTCCAATAGTGCCCACCGCAGGATTCACGGTAATACGAGTCAGAAAAACTCTTACTTGTATTAATCGTAAAACCGTAAAACGAGCACAACTCTATATAATTAGGTAAAAATTCTACGGGGATGATAACATCATCTCCATAGACTGAAACCATATCATATAGAGGATGGTTTTCTGGAACACAAGCTTTTGCAAGCGCCCAGAAGATAAGAGACTCTAATTCGAACGTAAAGCCATTTCCCATAGAGGAAAACTTCTCATATTCGATCAGAGAATCAGATTTGGTATTGAGACCGCGTGGAGACCTAAGTTTGTCCATCACCCTAAACCAGTCGGAAGACTGAAAAAGGTCATGAACGCAAGCATAAGAAATAGTGTCACTAGCTGCAGTAAAATCAACTGTAGCAAGCAACCCGGTTTTTGACGCATATTGCGCCCAAAGCTTATTCTTAACTTGGTCATTTAGGTCTATACCTTGTAATGCTAAACGGCGACGAATCATTGTACCGATTCCTTTCTGAAAAAATAAATTCAGAGAGGGCTCGACGGCAATAATCCTATCCGTCTTCGCATTCTTAGGTACGGTTATTACTCTGTTCCCCTCGTAGTTTCTTACACAAACAGGCCAGTTAGGATACTGGCTACTCATGTAAGGTTTTACGAGATTCCACAGAGGGACTGTAGCTTCCTGATTTGAGGAAAACTTGTTCAAGGAAGTGGCGTCACTACCACGTAATGTGAGAGTAACGCCCGGACCCCAGCCCGCAAACTCAAACATATCGCTTGCATGGAATGGACCTAAACACGTAGATATTTTTCGCGAAGAAACAAAACGCTTCGTTGCGTGGGAATTACTCCCATAAATACGTTCATTAGATTCACCACACGCAAGTTCACCTTTACGAAAAGACTCAAAAGCAACTGAAGATTTATCGATATTAGTCGGTAAATCCTCGTGTTTGCGTAAGAGTTCTGTCGCCTGAAGTGAATCTCGAGCGTTAACTAAGTCGTTATAATCAAAAGGATTAAACGATAGATTAACAATCTGTTCGAACTCATTATAGCGATATAAAATCGCAACAGTGAGTGAACGAGCAGAATCGAGAGCGGTAAGAATGTCCATGACTACTCGGTAGTCAAATCGTGTGACTTGTGTCATAACGAAATACCTATTGGTTAAAATAATGCTATTTTTTAGGACGGTTGAGGAAGAAATTAAAGATCACTCGTAGCACACGAATGATCAAATTCTTTTCATCAGCACCCATACTAATATGGAGACTCGAAGTTCTCTATTGCTTTAGTGATAAGAGTATCGGAAAGATAATCAGTCACATAAGCACGTAGATCACGACGGGTAGCCAGCGCACTATTTTTAGGCATTGAGAATTCGAAAGTAGCGACGACTTCGTCGATACGTTTCGTAGTGACAATGCTATCCATAATAGGGATGGAAACCTTACCTTTCACCTTGACGCGAGTACTATTCGTCTTAGGTAAAGATATAGAAATAGTTGCACCACTCCGCTCATCATATGATGAAGCAGAAGTGAAGTAACTAACGACACCGGTTTGAGAGTCAATTTTAGAGGGGACGAAGTCCACTTCCGTAGTCGCATAATTTTTAAGCGACAATGTAGTAATAGCAGCCATAATTGGGCCTATAAAGGTTTAAGGGGGTTAGCGAAAGGTCAAAGATTAATCAATGACCACATAATGGAAGAAGTCAACCGAGAAATTATTTACGGGAGACGACCTGGACAAACAGCGCTAGGGCATTCAAGGAACGCCTAAAGCTGAATATCTGATCAACAGTTTTAGCTCGAGGAACAGGCATAGACGGTAATGTGATCGTTGGATCACGAACAACCGTTAACCTTCTTCCATAAAGCGTAAAAGGATCACCAAAGTTCTCGATGTTATTCTCAGGATAACTATTAACCTTATACTCGCGCGTAACAGTCTGATCAATCAGAATTGTTCGCCACTGGTACAAGAGATAGTCATCAAGAGCATCGCTAGCTTTAAGGTAATCACCTAGGTTATAAATCCAATCAATACAAAAACTGTATGGAATTATTTCCCAGGCTGTTGAAAACGCGCTGATCATACTATTATCCTGTCTAACTTTTCTAATGAAAGACATATCACCAGTCATAATACATCCGTAACGGATAGTATAGACGGTTTTTACGGTTTCATTATAGGTATAAATAGGACGAGTAGAGAAGCCAAGAGAACCAGAAGATTTCGACGAAACAATTTCTCGTTTAGAAGTCGAATAGGTTCTCCACCTCCGCGCTTGACGAGTAAATAAATCAATTGATTTATCTAAATCATCAAGAACAGGGGTGACTCCATAGATAAACTCAAGCCATAAGGAAGATATTTCTTTCGGAGTAATTCCCGGAAGAGTACCTTTCAGACGTTTTAAGTCTAGCCTTTTCATCGCGTATACCACCTCAATAGCAGTTTTTACTATTTTGGTGATCGTTTTCCAAGAGGATTTTACTTGGATCACGTCGGTGATGTAATCTGGAAACTCGTCTGAAACTTTGGAATAAAGTTTAGCCAAGCAGTCGTCAGCCAAATTTGGAGGAAGACCAACAGCAGGTGGGAAAGGTAACCAATCCGGTTCATCAGGAATTCCATTAAAGGAATACTGAACAAAACCAGATGAAGACCTAGCTGCACATTCTGAAGGGAATCCGACAAATTGGATGGCATTATCGTAGAAAACACCACCAGCCCCATCGGTCAATTTCTGCCGAAGGGAAACCTCCTTTGTATTACAGTATTTCTCTAGTAATACATAGGTCAAAGGATTAGGTTTAAGGAGCAAATCAGTTGGTTGCTGACCAACTAATTTCTTTCTCCGCCACCTAATCCCATAACCAAACACCTTCTTCTTATACTTCACCTTTCGAGAGTGTCGTACAGAGACGTTGGGGTTCAGTTTATCTTTCTCATAATAATATTCCTTTCTAACGCGATCGGTAAAACCTATAACCTTCTTATAGCTTTGAAGCTCATAATAAGGTATATCAAAAATGGTTTTAGGAACGTGATAGTCAGTTGTATTAGAACCAGTCCGAAATACACTAGGGTTAGAGTAATTAGTAAAACGCTCATACCCAGATGGATCAAGGACCAGTGAACCGGAGGAGAATCGGCTAGTATGGATCGTTTTAGTATACGCCGTAACAGGCGTGCTGAAATTACCATATGGCATAATAACCCTCCGAAATGAGAAAGACTGGGAGTAATCCCAGTAAAAC